CTAGAGCCCGCGATCGGTGGCGGCTTTACCGCGTACAGCGAAGTGGCTCTCTTGGTGATCGCGGAGTCAGAGATTTGTATGAAGCCAGTTGCCCTCTGGGAAGGCTTTCTCGTCAGACCGTAGTCTGCAGCTCTGGAGTCCAAGTCTTGGTTGCGGATAGCGTCGATGTTGAGGGTCTCTAGGACGCTCAGTATGGAAGTAGAGTTGTCGAAGTCATTAGCTGCTACTGCTTCAAGCAGGGTAAGCAACACGGAACCCGTAGCGAGGTCGTTGACCGAGGTGTCGGCAATGATCTTACGGACCAGTTGGCCCAAAATTTCGTTGTACGTCTTTAATTCTACTGCCATTTTTGCCTCAATCTACTTGGGTGTTGACGGAGAATGAGATCGGTATAACAGACTGACCACCAGCCAAGACCACCTCTACGAACACCTTGTATCCACTTGCCCCATCTAGTAATTCTACTGTCAAAGTCTTAAGGCGGTCGAACCTTCTGTCACGAAGTATCTGATCTCCCACGGCTTCTGCCAACTTCTGGCGGGTAATTGCTGCGTTGGTATTCTTGTCGCCGATGTTGTAGGCCACACCATACTCTGGGTGTCTAGCGAGCGAGGCTGCCTCAGTGCTCAGAAGTATCAGTAATGCCTGCATACCGTTGGCTGCGCCGTAGCTCAGCTGAACATCGCCGGCCGGCGTGAACGACAGATCTCCGTCGTCGCCAATATAGAGATCCACGCCTGCCTGGCGCTCGTCCTCGCTCTTACTCCTGAGAAACCAAGGTGTTGTCTTCTGGATCTGGTTTGGATCCGGAGGTGTCCCAGATGGAATCAAGACGAAGAAGCTAGAGTTGATCGTCTGCGCTGCAAACACCCGTATGTACGCAGAGTCCGCCAAAGCGTATTTGTCCAGATCCTCGTCTCCAGAGAGCTCTAGCACCAACTCCCCAGATACTGGGATCTCGGTGATGGACCTTATGACCCTTTGGTCTGGGACTCGCTCAGTGTTGGACTGTAATAGTATGATTTGATTCAAATAGAATCTGTCACGATTGAGTACGTTGTTGGGGCCGATCTGGGCGATGTTGACTCGGTTGCCGTTACCGTTGCTGATCAGAGACACTTGGACTCCGATCTCATCTACGTACGGTGGTTTCAGCCCGTTGGCGATAGCGATGTCGTACCAAAGATCCGGGTTACCCAAGGTGCGCTGTGCCAGCTGCTGCAGAGTCTCGCCGTACTGCATGCGAACCAACCTGCCTGAGGCATACTGACCGATATTGAAGTCTGGGTTGTTTGCGTTAGAACGAGCAAACGCGAAGGGATCAATAGCTGCATCACCCTTGATGATCTGCTCGTTGGCCAGGATAGTGTCGACTAGGTAGACACCTTGCTGAAACTGTGACGACAGCTGTATCTCGTCTATGCCCTTGTTTAGAGTCTGGCGCACTGGACTTCTGTTGTACACGCGGTTGTAGTCTGGGTCAGTGCCTCCGATGTTGTCGGCGACTTGATCCCTAGCCACAACGAGATCCGCTCGGATCTTGAGAAACGTAGTTTTCGTGAAGGTCTCTACTCGCTTGGTCTCGGAGTCAACGATTACTGACTCTGGCTTCGTGAGAACTACTTCTTCTATTGTCAGCGCGTCGAACACCGAGTAATATCTGGATAGAAGCCTGGTCTCAGATGGAGTAGTGGTTGCGCCAGCCAGCTGAGCCTTGACCAGTGAGTCAAAGGTGCCGATCTCACGCTGTAAACGGTATGGGTCCTGATAACTGTCTAGACGCTGTAGTAGTGAGTCTTTGACTATACCCCAGTTCTCAACGATATACGGGTAGCGTATCTTGATGATGGCAGGGATGTCGGCGAGCGTGAAGGTCTCACTCAGCTTGTTCTTCAGCCAGAGGTTTAGGTCTGACATCTGTGAGAAGCCAGTCTCGATCGCACTAGTCATCGGTTACCTACCAAACGATTTAAAGGCGCCAGACACTGCAGCTATTCCTGCCTTCGCACCCGATATTTTGTTCTTAAAACTAGAGAGCGTAGAAGAGTCACCACCCAAGCCAAGTACTTGTAGACGCAAGTTTCCCAGCTCCTTAAAATCGCTAAAACCAGTGCTGCTAAGGCTGTAAGCCCTAAGCTGTATATTGTAGTTGTAGAGCATTGGGTTGTCCGCTGAGCGAATCAGCTCAAAGCGCAAAATTGCACACTTATACTCTTGGTTGTCTTTGTACGAAAGGAACCTAAGTGGTTGCGCCTTGCTAGATGAGCCAAACCCAGCAATAGAAGAGCCGCCGCCTGACAGCTGGTTCTTGTTTGCTAGTAAGAATTTATAGAAATTGTGGAACGCTGCGTACCCACTAGACGCAGCTGCAACTCCAGACTCGTGCTTCTTAGATCCGCCAAGAATGTCACGTGCTTTATTTAGAGCGTTATCCAACTGTCCAGTAGTCTTGGCGAAGAACCCACCAGTTAGCGCACCTAGATTGAACTCTGGCGTATAGGCTGTTCTGCCATCGATCGCCGTGTTAGGCCTAGACACTACCGGCGACTCCTCGATGTGCTGAGGAGCTATACCGGTCGTGCCAGATATCGAGATATCGAAGTAGCGCTGTGGCGCATGCTCTTCTACGGTCCCACCGATGGTTGCAATAACGTTGGTGGCAAAATGCGTAGTTATACTGATGTTGTTGGGGTTTAGTGGGAGGTTGAATGATTTTTGTGCGCCACTAGAGTCAGTAGCAATAAAGGCATACGGGAGCGACTTATACCAGTTCTCTACTATTGGCTCGTATGGGCTTTTTCTGGAATTAATAGATTTTGCAATAGAAGTTACTAGCCCTCCTAATTGTGCTTGTGCAGCATCATTTACGGCTTTACTTGCTTCTCTTATTGGCATCTACAACACCCCCTCGACTATTATAGACTGCCTTTGATCAGGGATAGTTTAACCTTCAGTGCCAGTATCTGCGCCCACGTAGGAGAGGCAGACACAGGTGAGCAGGGACCCAAGTGGTGTGGTATGACCAAAAGGCCAATGTTGTCGATTAGTTGTATGATAGAGTCGATGAGCTCGACGCCACCGAAGCCAATGGCTATCTTGGCACCCTTGATCTTTACTCCAGCAAGGCCAGACATCTCGAGCTGAGTTGTATCTATCTTCACTGACTTCTTCGCAGATATTGCAGCGTCGATACAAGACACATCTATCTTCTGAGTCTTCTTGTCGATCGCTATAGTCACCAAGCCAGAGGTGATAGTAGTTGTGCCGCCAGCTTTGTCGATCTTGATGCTCTGCGGCAAGACGACGGAGGCATCAGTAACCTCGTAGCCACCCTTCTCGTCGAAACCAAAGCTACTACCCGATATGAGCGGGTTATATGCTAATGCGTCTGGTAGGGTTGGCGTCATGATTGGTAGCTTTAGTTGCGCATCAACTGTGGGCAACGGCTTGCCTTGAAAGGTAATTTTGTAGCTACCATCTTTCTTTATCTGGGTCTTAATGCCATTGTAGCAAGACTCGTAGCCAACGTCATCGGCTGGCACTTGGCTTTTACGCTTAGGGTGTTTGACAGCGCCGAGTATCACCCCCTCAGAGCCAGACAACTGAGCAACTATAACTGTGTCCCCAGATTTTAAACCGTAGTCTAGTGGGTTGACATCAGGCAAAGCCGGAGGGATTATGTTCTCCATCTTGGTGTAAGTGTACTGCTCGTAGTTGTACGGGCTACCGAAGCGAACCATTTGAATGCATTGTATCTGATAGCGTCTACCATTAGATGCCACATCGACAAAGTATCTGACGCTACCGAGCTCTTTATCGTCCGTTTTATCCACTACAACCCCAGTAACAATAGGGTTGTTCGGCACTACTGCGATACTGCTTATATCACGCCATATGGAGGAGTCTTTTATCACTTAGTCACCAAGACATTTTTGTTGTTTTTAGGATCGCTCGGCGCCTTTGAATCAACTCCAAAACCACTGTTTCCGCTCGCTATCTTAGAAGACCCTTCATTGTCGACAATAATACCTCTAACGAACTGAACCGTAGTTGTGTAGTTTAGTGCACCATTTGGGTTCTTTTCTACTGAGTGGGAAACGCTCTCTACGTGGGCCAAGATGTGCGGATCATTACCGCTTCCAAAATTAGGTATCCCACTAGTCGATACGAAGCTAGCATCCGATATAGAGTTTGCTGAAAACAAGATGTTGTTTCCAACGGATATGTAGCCACTCTGACCAGAGAATACAACAGTACCATTTAACATTTTATGCGTGTCGAAGTACCACTCTTGTAGCACTTCGAGCCAATCTCTGATTCCTACTATGTCAGGAGCTCCGTCGCTCTTTAGTGGGAACATAGTGACTTCTATGCGTATAGGTTTAAAACCACTGATTGTATAGCTGGGTATACTGTAGATAGCGTTATTGCCCTTGAATACCGCCTTAGGTACTTCTAAGCTTGGCCACAGCGATAGAACCGGCATTACCTCAATAAAGTTAATCACATCACCCCAGTTGCCGCCGACGTCAACGTAAAGGATGTTCGCGGTATCTATGTAGGTCTTAGGCAGTAGGAAGAAGGAGGATGTTATTTCAGATTTGTGATCAGATCCAAGCACAGACACAGATGGCGAAGAAAAAGGCAGCAAAGAAGAAAGCGACAACCCTTCTCTTTTCAGAGAGAACGGCCTGATCCGCTTAAATATGGTCATGTTTGGTGACCCATCTGAAAAATCAAGATCAGCGAGTATTTCGTTGATACCGCCAACAGTAGTGGTAGCGTTAAGAACCTGCCATATGGAGTTCACGCCTAATATGGTCGTGTAGTCAAATGCCCCAGCCGCTTCCACATTATTCTCGTACTCACCTTCTCTAACGAGCTTACCGTACTTGCGCTCAACAATAGATGACAGGCGAAACTCTGGTGTCTTACCCATGTATAGTGGGATGCTACCCGGTAGGTAAAATGGGGCGAATGGCATAAAGCGCTCTGCCATCTCTGCGCTTAGGCTAGATGTTATATTGAAAGCGCTTCCTTGCTTGCCCCATATATCCAACAGCATCTCTGCGATGTCGCTTGAACTTACGACGCCCTTGTTGTACAGACCTCTAACCTTATCGTCAAAAACAAAACGAGTAGCCTGACCAACACCAGAGTTGCCCGGTGCAGCCGCCAATGCCTTTGGAGACTCTGAGGCAATAGTATCGATGTATATCATTGCTTCTAAGGCAGAAGCCCAGTCTCTACCAGATATGGTGTAGGTCGTTATCCACGCACCCGTGGTTTGATCGACTTGACGAGTTGCTCTAACCGTATCTATGCGCCCAATCCATTTAAGTGAGTCTTGCTCCCATTGGACAAGAGAGAGGTCTGGGATTTGTTTCTCGTCAATAAAAATAGAGATCCAGCTACCGACGCTTATCAGCGATACCCAGTTGCTGGATGAGTCGAGTTGTATGGCAAATGTGCCGGATGCGGAAGACTTGGCTTTACTTGTTTTTACAGATATCACATTAGAACTGATATCTATCTCGGTAGACCCGATTGGCGCTACTGCAGAATTTTTTAAATTAGAGCCCTCTCTCTCATCGAGATTAAAAACTATAACTCTACAGTCTGGTTGTTTAATAGTCATTCATGGACCCATCTTATTGTAAAGCCTTAGGTGAGCTTTTCCTCATATTCGGCCGAATATCACTAGCTGGTTGTACTGTGGTCGTCGATGTTGCCGGTTTTACTGAAGAACCAGGTCCGCCTTTTTCGCCTATAGCTGCGATAAATTTATCCACTGCTGCGGTAAAGTTGGCGACAGAGCCATCGAATGCTCCTGTATCCAACTTCATCTCGCCTGCGGCTGTAGTAGCTTTAGTCATTGCCTTTAGTGGCTCGAGTGACGTAGCTATCCTGCTCATCTCCGCTGCTATCTTGCCTAGACCACCACCAACTTCCTCCCCGGCACCAGACATCCTAGCCTTACCGGTAGCTGGAGCTACTTTAGTGCTCATCTGAGCTGCGGCTGCGTCACCTGTTATTTGTTTCAATTCCTCTTTAGAGAATTCGCCATTACCAAGTGAAGCAAGCCCCTCTCTATTTAAACCACTGGCCTTTACTATCGCATCGTCGCCCGGTATTAGATTACCGCTCTTTATTCTTTCAATTTGATCTTTATCGGTCGTCAGCGCTGACAAATTCGACATGATCTTAGAGCGTTTCGTCTCTACAAAATCAGAAGCTCTTTTCTGTGCGTCTTCGCGCAGCTCCCCAGATTGATCAAAGAACATCTCTGAGATACCGAGTCTCTCTGCAGTGGTCTTCGCTAGCTTCGTTTCGCCGGCCTTCAATAGTCCTTGAACGGTCCTTGCTTCCTCTGTACTCACAGCAGCTGCGTTAGCCCTACCAGGCATAGACATATCTGAGAACTTATTGGACAGGTCAGCCTGCTCTATCAGAGATGCAAATGTCAGCCCAGTATCGGAGGACATTGCTTTTACAGCTTGCATGCCTTTCTCTACCGCATTTAAGTTCAATCTCTGATCGAGACCATTGCCTCTAGTAGAGTCCAAACTACGAAGCATGCCTGCGTTAGTGGCTCCGGTAACATCTATACCAGATGCAGCTGACGATCCAGATAGTTGAGTTAGGGAGTCTACCATGTCGCCAAATGACTTAGCATCATCTACGCCTCTTGCGACAGCGTTGGCCAAGATGTCTTCTATCTGCTTATCGCTACCACCAACCTGAGCTACTTGGCCGATTCTAGCGAGGTAATCTTGTCCAGAAGTTACGCCAGAGACTCCAACCTCAGCAGCTCTACTGACCGCAGCCTGCATGCCTGCTGCGCCGCGTTTCGTGAACACGTCACCCATTGAGCGAGCCGCAGTCTGGTACATCGCTGCTTGTTCTTCGGTGCTAACTCCTAGACCTGCCATCCCTAGTCTGCTCTTCTGCATCTCAGAGAAAACGTCGCTTCTTCTTTGGCCAAAACCAGAAGACGCAGCAAAGTTGGTTGCGGACTGATTGTAGAACTCTTGCATCGCAGAGCCCTTGATCTCATTTGTAGCTCTAGATAAATCGTATCGGTTTTGGTAGCCTTCTATGCTTGCTTGGTTTACAGAAATGCCTCGAGTCACATCTATGCCTCGCATACCAAGCGCTTCTGCATGCCTTGCGGCTTCTTTTGCGGCCTTAGCAGCAATACCTACTGGATTTAAAGTACTACCAGACGCAGCAGATATATCTAGGCCAGCACTAATACCCGCACCTGCTGCGTCTATAGTCTGACCGATTAACATGTCTTTGCCTTGTTCGTTGCCCTTCTCTGTAGATCGACCTGCGGCTTGCGACTGTACCATTGCCAACGCCATCATGTCGCCTTGGGATGCACCATAGTGCTCCATGAATGTCTGGTTTTGTATTCTAGCAAACTGCGCTCTTTGCGCCATCTGTTGATTCTCAGAAGTAACTGCTCCGTAAGTATACAACTTACCCGCTGCTTGTATCCCAGCAGATGCCGCGTCAAGGACAGAAATCATGCTTCCACGATTCCCGCTATCCTTGCCTTGCCTATTCATCTCCTTGACGATCTTATTCTGATCATCCATGGCTTTGCCAGCATCGACCACTGATTTCTTGAAATCTTCCAGGGCCTCTGGTGACTCGTCGAGCGCGTCGATAAATTTCTGCTGAGCATCTAGAAACTTATTGGTTAAATCATTAAGCTTACTAGACTCTTCGTCCATGGTACCAGTCTTACCCTGCGAGACCTTGTATTGTAGAGCTAGATTGTCTCTCTGGGCGAGTATCTTTTCTCTCTTGGCTTCGCTTGACTTTAGTACGCTCTCGGTATCTAAGCCCTTGCTCTTTATTACTTGCTCTGCGGCCTCTAGCGTTACAGCTCTTCTCTTAGTTGTCTCTAACTTTTTTGCCTTGCCTAGAAACTCCTTATCAAGCTCATCGGTATTGCTCATATTGCTGATGGTTTCAAACAACGAAGCTCGCTGAGTATCTGCTTTAGCTGCTAGCTGTTCCTTACCCTCTTGTATCCTTGATTCATTAATACCACCGCTCTCGACCAGGATTTTTGCTCGATGCATGGCGTGAGCTCTTGCAGCGAAAGGCAAGGACTTTAGCGACATGTCCTTATTGGCATGCTCGCGCACCTGGTTAGCCATACGCTCGCGAAGCATCAGGTCGTGTTCAGTTAGATTTTGAACATAATTATCGCCAAGAGTAGACACTCTCTCTTTTGTTTGAGTTAGACGATTCTCCATCCTATTTAGAGCGACTCTTTCTTTAGAGCCTTCTGGAGTGCCTAGTGCGTCTTCGTATATGTGGCCATAGCGTTTTTGAAGTGTATCGTAATATTCCTGCTCTTCGTGCCAGTCGCGCTCTTGGTCTCTAAGTCCTTTGGTTTCTAGATTTTTCAATCTATTGAACTTATCGACAGCCTCTACATACGGCTTCATGAAGCTGTCGGTGCGCTCGTTGATATGCTTCTTGTCTTTACGGCTATTGATATCGTCGTTGTCAGCCATCGAAGTCCTCTACTATATCTTCGCCAAAGTCTTCACCGTAGATAGCCTTAGCCTGCTCGAGCTGGTCCTCCATCCAGGCCTTGTCGTCCTCAGATAAGGTGTCGGTGTCAGTTGGCTCCTGAGCTAGCGCTTCTTGCTCTCTCAGCTCTTCCTCTTCCGCCCAAGCCATGGCTTCGTCTATCTTCTTCTGTTCTATATTATCAGTAGCTTCTTCAGAGGCTTCTTGAGCAGCCTCTTCGCGCTCAACCTTGTCCCTGTACTCGTAATACAGGTCTTCTAGCGTATACTCTTGTAATAGCGGATCTTTTAATGGACGATTATAGTACTTAGACCACCAGGAGCGTAGGAATAATAGTTGTGATTGCTCGGTGCTTAGAGCAGCACGAGCTATGTTGTAGGTGAGTTTATCTATGGCTTCTAAAGCGGAGAGGGAATCATCTTCCCTATCCGCGTCTAGTTTCCCACTTGCTCTTCTTTTTTATCTGTCTTAGAGGCGTTCTTAGACACCTCTTTGCGCCACTCGTCGGTGGTGTCCATAATCTTAATATATAGTTCAGCAAGTGCAGAGTCGTCTTCTAAAAGACCTCTAGTCTGCTTAAACCACTCGGGGGCATCGATAACATGTACGCGGCACGTCGCAAGGCATAGTGCCAGGGACTGTAGTTCCCTGGTTGGGTTGGTTGAATCCCCAAGTAGCCTAGAGATCTCGTTCTCTCTAGAAATTTTCTCTGCTGTATTCAGCCTACACTTAATAGTGAAGTGACCCTCATACCTAAAGCCAGATTCACCTGTGTGATCAAAGTAGAAAGTCTTCTCGCGTGATGGTAGTTCCATGATTATCCTCCATCAATGGATTATACTAAAAGCCCAAAGTTTTAGCGAAATTCTTAACACCAGAGACTAGTCTATCGCCACCGGATTCGGTGGGCTCTTCTGGGGCAAACTCATGTTGCCAACCGATTGCCTTCCAGGTTAGCTGTGTCACAGACATCTGCTCTGACTGAATGCTGGTCGACTGTCCAGTTATGACCGCCTTGTTAGTCTTGAATAACAGGGTGCCAGTAGCAGAGTCTGAGATCTCTATGGTGATGTATTTGTTTTGCATAAAAGACAACGCGTTAGACTGTAGTCGCTCTGAAGTAGCACTACGGCCCGGTATAACAAACGTCCCCATTGTCCCACTTACAGAGACCATGCTGGGCGCTAGCTCTACTGGTAGATACTCATCTATGGTGCGTATCTCTTGGTTCTCTGTTTGGATAGACCAGGATACTGAGAATGCAAAACCGACTAGTACACCATTCACCTTAACTACACACCGCGCACCCGTGTGGTACTTAGCTTCAGGCTTGGTTGATATGTTGCCTATATTAGAGAGTAGGTTATTGGCAACCCTATCTACTATTTTGCCGCCGCTTCTATCAAAACCAGATCTAGACATTAGATATCCTTACGCCGTAGTTTGACCAACGCCCGATGAGTTTGCAATAAAGGAGTCTTCATCTACTGCATTCGCGATAAACGTGAAGGTCTGGGTCATGAGACCTCGCTTACCCACTTGGGACTCGGCACTGGTAATTTTACAGTTGCGTATGCGAGCCACGCCGGTTTGGCCGTTGCCGATCTTCTGATAGAACTCTATATCGAACCACGTAGAGTTTTGGAATGTGCTCGGATCTAAAGCTTCATTGGCGCGACCGTCATTGAACTGACCCGCCTTAAGTCTACCAATAGCTGTGCTCGAACCCCTAGTCCAGCTGCCAACACCGTTACCGGCATTGCTGGCACCGTTGGGTACTGCTTGACGTTTGTCTTTGGCTCTCTTGACCATGCCCTCTACGTAACGGATTATAGTAAAGCTTCCGTCTACGTCGTAAGACATAGGTTCTGCTGTGTCATGTTCGTACACGCCGAGTATTCTGACATCTGTATGATTGATCTTAATAGAGTATTTGAAATCGGTAACATACGCTAAGGTTACGCCGTTTACGCGTAACTTCGCATTTCCACCACTAATGAAGAATGGAGCTTTGTTGGCCATGAAACCTCCCAATATAGCCTATTCTACTCTACGTAGTGATAGGCTATATTGGGCTGTAAGCGAACTTAGTTACTGAGGTCTTCCTCACCAGAGATCTTCTGTGTGAAGCTGTCGTCATCCGCGAGCTCGCCAACAAACTGATAGGATTCTGTAAGGATTCCGCGCTTGTTTACAGAGCCAGACTGTCTGGTTACTCGGCAGTCCGTAAGACGCTTAAATCTAGTCTGACCAGTTGGGTCGTTAGGATCGTTTACAAACTTCTGATAGATCTCGATATCTACAGTTGTCGATGTCAAGATGTCACCAGGGTTTACATGCGTAGACATACCGCTGTTTTGACCAGCAATTGCACCGCCTTCGCCACCAGCTCGAGTTCCCCAGCGACCAATACCGTTCCCGTTTGCAGCAGCACCTGAGATGTTGTTTGCCTTAGCGCGATTAGTGTATCGAACCACCGAGAAAGAACCCTGAACTGTAGTAGCAATTGGCTCATTGCTCAGAACTTCGTAGCGACCCATTGTCTCTACTGGGATGGTTTGGACTGTTACGTCAAAACTCACATCGGTTGCATAAGCCAACGTAACGCCATTGATCTTGATCTTGGCGTTACTGCCTGTAATTAAAGAGGTTTTCTTCCCTGCCATTGTATAATCTCCCTTGGGACTCTAGAACCCATAATACTTAGAGTGAAGGCCACAATGGCACATCACTTTCATATTGTATCACGCATAAAGTAAAACCCCATATCCTAGGATATGGGGTTTAACTCACCTACTGTTTAGGTTGGCTATTAGGCTTGCTGAGTAGCTCTCTGGAGAGTGATGTCGTTGAGTACGAAGTCAATTCCTTCGACCAACTTCACGGTTACCGTGATGTAGATCGTATTGCCTTCAATACGTACGCTCATATCGCGGAAGCCTTGAGGGGCATCATTCGTACTAACTGTGATCCCTTGAGCCAAGAACGTAGCCATTACGGATTCAGCAGTCGATTTGACTTCAGAAGCCCTAACAGTATTCTTAACACCTACGTAGCGCGATTCCATCGCATTACGGAAGTTGAACTCAATGATGTCAGCAGCATACAGAACGTTGGCACGATTGTATACCCAGTTGTTGTCGATGCCGTAAGTTGTGTTATCAACAACTACGCGGAATCCGCCAGTCTGAGGAGCTTCCAAGAAGGTGATACCGCTTTGGATTGCGTCATCATACTGGACATCTGGATCGAAGTCGACTACGATATCTGCTTCTGCAGTCGTCATAGGTTGAGCTGTCTGACGGATACCAGAGAGGTTCAAGAACTTGAACGTCAGAGGTAGACCGATAGGAGCTCCACCACGAGCGCCAGCGACCAAGCAGGCAAGAGCCCATGGTTGGAACCACTTGATGTTACCAGCTGCATCGATCTGACGAGCATCTTGGATTACCAACTGGAGTCTGGCATCTGCAAGTGTCCCAGCAGAAGTCTTACAGTCATCGTAGCTCTTCTTGAGTGAGAGAACGCCTTGGCGCTCACTGCGTCTCTTAGTTGTCTTCATCAAAGAGATGTGTGTCTTAACCGCTTGGTGAATACCGTCGATCGTGTATGTAGATCCAGCGTCAGTAAGGCTGTCAGCAATATCAGCAGTAGCGTCGCGGCTAAAGAGAGGAACAACGAAGTTAACGTGGAACTTCTCGAACTTAGCTAGACCGTCAACGATGTCGCTAGAGAGCGATGCGCCCTTTGCTCCGCCAGCAAGGAATGTTTCAATCAGAGCCTCTGGAAGACCAGTTACGGATTGTCCGACGGCTTCAACGCTTTGGGATTGAGCGAAGAACTGAGCAACTTCAAACGCATCTTTCTTGATACGAGCAGGCTTAGCGCCAGCAGCTGTCTTAAGAGCGCCGACAGTAGAAACTACGTCAAGTACGGAAAGAGGTAGGGAGTTGTACACAGTGTTCGAAACAGCAGCTTCCCAACCAGGAAGAAGCTCAACTGCATCAGCTAGCTGCTTAACGGTTGTGAATGCAGCCTTGTCAAAAGACTCAGATCCAAGGTTCGTAGTGATAGTAACCTGGCTTGCTGTCACAGACACGCTTGCAGAAGTTACACCGCCAGAGCCGTCGTGACCAAAAGTAAGAACTGCGTTTCCGCCGAGAGTAGACTCTTCGACGAGCAGGTCGCGCTTCTGGTCGATCTTGATGCTAGCGCGTGGCTCAGCAGAAGGAAGCTTGAGACCAGCAGTTTGACCAAGAGCAGCCAAATCACCAGCAGTAGAGTCAACGAGCTCGAAGGTCTCAGAGAAACCGTCGCGATGCTTGTTGGCAACAGCGATTGACTTAAATACGATTGTTTGACCAGATACGGATGCAACCAAGTCGCCGTTAAATGCTGGAAGAGCATTTAGTTCACTTGCGATCTCAGCGAGTGTGTCATGGTTCGCTTCTGCACCAGAAAGCGTTACTGGTCCTACGACTGATCCGCCGTTTGCTCTGAAAGAGAAAGACCTAGAGTTGAGCCAATGACCGCTGCCAGAATCAGTAGAGATACTTGCTGTAGCTGGGATGGTGCCGATACTCGATGGAAGCAGAGCTGCACCGAACGACCTAATCTTGATGAAGATATGGGTCCCATTGATGGTTGCCCAGAATGGATTTCCACTTAAGCCTTCAAGAGCAGCCTTAAGTGCAGTAAGAACTTGAGCAGTTGTATCAGATGGCCCAACAACAACTTGAACAAGAGTCTTACTCGCAGCAGCAGGAGCGGTCTGTGAACCAGCATCGAACCACACTCTGTAGTTGGTGGTTGCAGAAGAAACGTCGAAGTAGTAACCAGTAGGAGGAACTGCAAGAACAGATCCGTCGACTGGCGTGCCGCCGCCGAGTTGGAGCTCTTCAGCGTTAAAGTTGAGTGCTGCGCTTGCCGCTTCTGCCTGACCTGCACCAGAGAGCGTTACGCGAGCAGTAACCCTGTTACCACCAACGCCCCATTCGCGAGCCCTTGCTGTGCCGTAGCTATTTGCTAAAGCAAGCGATGCTCTGCTAGAGGAGTTCGTCTTGTAAACCCAAACTACCTGGGCACCATTTGGGATGGCGCCGTCAGATGCAGGCGAGAACAAGAAGTTGAGAGCGTCGAGAATCGGACCCGACCTATACTTGTCGCGAGCAACAGAGATAGAGTCTGCGGTGAAGAAATTGTCCTTGATGTCAACCTCTGCATCACCTGGCGTACCAGCATCTGCTTCCCCGAGGATAGCGATAAGACCAGCAGGTCCGAGTGGCAGGTTTCCGCCTAAGTCGATGAAACGACGAGAATATGCGCCCGGCTTAAAAATCGTCGCACCGTTGAAACTTACACTAATAGCCATTTATTTGACCTCCAATCCTAGTCCTAAAAGATCACTCTTCATTATAACCTATGTGGGTAGTTGAGGATTATCTAACTCAAAAACCCTACTTAGCTCACCACTTAAGTCCAAACTGCTTACCAGCCCAGTCCCACCGCTCAAGCGGCTCTTTCTTACTCAGGCCGCGGGCATTGAAGTCAGCCTTGAGTATCTCTTTATAATGGCCGGGCTTATTGATGAGGACTTCGCGGAGTAACCACCAGTCTTCAAACGATAAAGCCTCTGGCTCACTGCTTACGATTGGCTCAATCTTTCTAGCGGCTTCTAGAGCCTGCTTCTCTAGAGCGGCAATAGCAGCCCAATCAACCACTGCAGGCTCTGGACTCACTGGTGCAGGTTGCGGGTTATTCTTCTGTGTTTTCTTGCTCATTGTTAAGCCTTTCTACGTCTAATTCTATTTCCAAATCGTAAGGTCCTGAGAACCTATCTCCTATTAGTGTATCCCATGATTTTACTCGCATTCTTACCCATCTAGTGTAGATGTTCTCTGGGGTCTTGCCGTTTTCCCTAGCCCAGTCTGATGCTGTAGCTGTCTGTAGCTCCAAACCCATTGATTCTGCATACCTTTTATTTTTAAACAGAAGGTATGAAAGTATGTAGTAAAGCCAAAGTACTTGATCTGGGGATTTACTTGCGTGACACCCTATATCAAGATTCACTATCTTTGGGTATACAAGTAGCTCGCTGCACTCAGCGTCACCATAGTAGTCGCTCAGAGCTGCCGTAGACTCATCTTCAACCTCAGAAGATAGAGTTATAGAGTAGCATGGCACGCTCTGCATATTTAGAGACCAGCCCTGAATAACCCTTATTTTATCGGTGTTAAACCATTCCCACAACCTATCTACGTAGGCTGGTCCGTAAGCATCGATCATAAATGGGTCGTGACTTAAGTAGCAAAAAAGATCTCTAAAGGATTCTTCGTCCGCCCTAAGTTGTTGTAATCCATGGCTTATTAACTTAGAGACAGCTATCTCAGGCATTGCGAATGGCATAGTCTATCTCCATCTGGTGCTCTCTAATAGCAGAGTCTATTGCGTTTTCTATATCGGCTGCCATCGTTGCATTTATCTCATTCAAGATAGGAGTCATATCAGCATCTATGCCAGGTTGAACCCACTGGGTGTTTCTATCCTGCTTACTGCTCGCTGTTCTAAATTGTACTTGAGATTGGGGTTTTGACTCCGACGTCTTAATCATAGGTCTAGCACCCAGTCCAAAAGATTGGGCCATGCTATTAACCGCTTCAGTCAAAGATCTTGGCTTGTCATTGGAGTCCCTTATAGAACTCACACCCGCAGCAACATCCTTAACCACAGTTGTCATATTTTTATTATTGGAGCCGATAGGTATGGTCTTATACATAGATCCGTCTTTAGAGACCTTACCCTTAGCGAGCAACCTATCTAGCATTGGAAAGGGTTGTTTACTAAAATCATGATTACCACTATCGGTCGTTATCTCCAGACCACTCCCGGTAGGTCTGACGACGATCTCGGATATAAAGCCTTTTGCCCTCATCTCCTCTGCTCTTTGAGAGGCGGCGAATACATTGTTCTCAAGTATTGAGGCTATCTGACTTTGAGCTGAGGAGTTAATACTATCGATTATGGTCTCGATCGTATCTTGAGAGACACCTCTACTCGACAAGTAGAGTCTGAGTTGACTCACCTTGTAGTCTATCATTTTTTAGCAACTTTCGCCTTCAGATCGGTTAAGAAATTACCCTGATCCAGGGTTGACCAGTCTGAAGAAAAGGATATCTGAATCCTTCCATTGGGTTCTATCGTCACAGTTGGTTTTGACAGATAGTTGTAAAACGTGTCTAGAACCCTACCTACATTAGGTGTTTCTTGAGAAACAGCGTTGACAACCGTCTTATCGTCTTTATCGGGCACTTTGCTTCTAAGTTCCCTTAACTTAGATTCCAACTCGTCTATGTCAGAGCCAAGCTCTCGCGCTAGAGAGTTGTGCTTATCAGACATGTCATCCAACTTAGACTCGAGCTTATCTATGAGCTTGCCAACCCTATCTTCGATCTGCTGTAGGTCAACCGCAACGCCGTGCCTGACTTCTTGCCTGATTGACTCCATCTCATCGTAGACATCTGCTAAATTGTAGTTTCTATAGTTGTGGATCATTTTTTCGATACCACTATCTAGGGTATCGTCAGAAAGCTTGTCGTCTTCTTCTATCTCTTCTGGGATATCTTCTGGTAGGTACCACTCGAACACGCTCATCAGCTCACCTGTGAGAGCAGGGAGAGATCTGTTTACAAAATTATGGATTGTTTTGTGTCCGTCGCGTATGTGCCCAGAGTACACGTCGTTGACGTGCTTTCTGACGACCATCGTATATGGTCCCATCTCGATCTCTTTGACTTCATCGTCGCCCATGCCCTTGATGCCATCTCGAAGTATGCGAAATGTTTTATTGCCAATCAGCTTTAAGGCATCGCCATGAGTCATCTCGTACACAGCATGAGCTACTTGAGATGAGCGAATAATATTCTTCTCTAGCTTCTCTAGATAAAGCATGTCGTCGAGCTTCTTAGACTTCTTCATTTGCTCTGACACAAATCTGCTAAGCCCAGGGATACAGCATTCCCTTAGTTTGTGCCAGGGGATATCCTTAACGGATACGAACTTGGCATCAACCATCTCTTTAGTATCTTTTAGTGAACCAGAAAACTTCCTAACCAGAAACACCGCGCCATATTCGTCAGCGTCTAATTCTTTGGCCTCTTGAGCCTCTAAGCCAGACTCTTCAGATAGCTCTCTAATAGCTGCTTCCATCGGAAGCTCGCCATCGTCGACACCGCCACCTGGAAGCATCTTCTGGCCGTTTTCGGGGTTGGTGCCTATAAGGATAGCACCTTCGTCGTTCTGAACGATGACTCCAACACCCTTGATGTCTGCTTTTTTAAACTTAGCCTTCTCGGAGTGCTTGGCCTTCTTTTCTTTGTCCCATCGTCCACCCCTGTCTTCTTTACCCTTAGACTCGGTCAGATCTTTGCCGCCCCCAGAGTATTTCTCAGCTACAGATTTTGGTGGACCACTATCGCCACGCGATGTTTTGCCCTTGCCACCGTGCATGATAGCCATCATCATCCTGTACTGCTTCTTAGACGCGAACTGTGGCATTGGCTAATCTCCGTATTCCCTATAGACCATTATACGGTCTCAAGGGGCTTACTTCAGTGTTTCTGGGCCATTAACAAAGAAGTCCCTACGAAGAACAACCTGCTGCGGCATTCTCCTAGCTGTCTTCTCCGTTCCTGACATCTCTTGTGTCACCCTTAGTTCTCTCATCGGATTCAGCACTATATACACTGGCTTACAGTAATAATTAGCAGAGTACACCTGTCCTTCGGGAGGCTGTCTTCCTTGAATCCAGGCTATACTTCCATCAACTATATTAAAGTCTTGTCCCTCAATGTATTCTTTTCTAGTGGAGTTATTGGCGGCTTCAATCCTAGCTGTTTTAACTATTGGATATCTTAGTTTTTGTATAAGCCCGACCCTAGTCTCAAACTCCTTTAGTTCCCATAATCTTACTGTAAAATCAGTAACTTGTACCTTATCGAACATAGAAAAGTCTGCTTCGACGCCATCTGGATACTCAGTTGGGAACGTGACCACTACGGTACCGATCTCCCAGACGCCTTGTTTCTCGAACTGACGTTCGATTGAATTAGACGAGAAGAAACCAAATATCTCTTTTGTATCGTAGTATAGTATGCCGCTTCCATCGCAGTGGGGACAAAGCGGATCGTGGTTGTTGTCACTCAGGCTCTTCATGTTTGAGCACGGGTAAGCCTTAGAGTGAAGGAACCTGATCCCTCTGTTCTGTATAAGCTCATTAAAGGAATCCCTCTTTACACTAAAGTCGTGTATATTGGGTGGCATATAACTATTATAGGATTGGGGCGATACAGGAGTAGGGGCGTTTGGCTTATCTATTGGGTTCGTCATCTCATTTCCTGTTATAATACAAACATGGAACACTTATATATCATAGCAGACACGGACTCATGCAACAGTTTTTCACAGTCGGTTTGTGAAACCTGCCCTCTAGCAAAGATGAAGAAGAGGGCAGACGGAACTTATACTAGCTGCGCAGACGCGGTTGGTTTTAAGCGAACCGGGGATGGCTCCTACTCTAGGGCCGCAGTATCTGCCATAATAGATAAGCTAATAGAGGTTGAGCAAAGATGAACGTATTCGATATGGTGAAGAATATTATCCCTGAACCTCCAAAAGAAGGAGACGACAAAGTGAGAACTATAACTAAAGAAGGCATGGACTTGATAAAGTCCTACGAGTCTTGCGTCCTAAAGGCCTATGCGGACCCGGCCTCAGCCCTAGCCCAACAACTAAGAAAGATTTTAAGTAAGAGGGTCAAGGGTTGGGAAAATATGTCAGGCGACCCTTGGACAGTCGGCTGGGGATCAACCGGCTTAGACTACTTCAACCTAGATGCGCAGGGCAAGCCCACGAAGATCGGACCAAACACGCAGTGGACCCAAGTCCAAGCGGACCAGAGAAAGACAACAGACCTAGAGAGGTTCTGCAAACAAGTAAATGATCTAGTCACCTCGAACATAAACGACAACCAGTTCTCCGCGCTAGTTAGCTTCGCATACAATTGCGGCGTCGGTAACTTAAGTGGATCCACCCTACTTAAGCGAGTCAACGAGGGTAAGTTCCAAGAAGCCGCAGATGAGTTCTTAAAGTGGGATAAAGCAAAAGGCCAAGTGATGGCTGGCCTAACTAGGCGCCGCCAAGCAGAAAGAGCCTTGTTCCTGAAGTAAGTCGATCGGCCCTACCCCCAATATTCCCCGATCCCATACCCTCCTCGTCTACGTGATATGAGGAGACAATCGTGACAAGACCAAGTGAAGACCCATCCCTATACAAAACAGATCAGAACTCGTACAAGCGCTACTCGGCTAGGGAGCAAGGCTTCCGCCGCAGCTACACCCTAAAGCTGCTAAAGGCCTTTGACTGCGCCTGTGCCAACTGCGGTGCCAACGACAACGGCATGGAGCTAGACCACTTCTTCGTGCCGAAGTGCAACGGCGGTGACTTCGTCCTCGTCGAGACTACCGGCACCAAGCGCCTAAACGTGGTTCCTTTGTGCATGACCTGCAACCGTGACAAGAACCAGAAGCCTGCATCGGTATGGCTGAGCCAAGACAAGATCGATGCGATCTGGGCCAAGGCTCGTTACCTAGATGCGGAGATATCCGGTGTCGCCGTTGTGGCAAACGCGGTGCCGCCTAAGCCGGCCGAGCCTAGACCCGACTACAGCGGGATGACGAGAGAAGAGGCAAAGGCTAAGATGATAGCCGTGGCTCGTGCTAAGGGCGAGGCTAAGTACAGAGAGGCGAGGGAGAGGGAAGCTCGTGAGGTAGCGCTAGAAGTGGAAGCGGAGAAGGCAAGGCTTAAGGAGTGGCTCAGGAAGCGGGAGATAACTGAGAAGGCATGTAAGGAGCTTGGGGTACCAGTACCCAAGAGTCGTTTTAAGGCTAGTGGGCGTCTATAGAGGGTAAGGGCGGTGGGTATGGTTGTTTATCCCTTATGGCAATAGTTGTAAAAGTAGTATGTAGAGAGTGTTTAGGCACCCTCATCGGTACTTCCGAAACAAGGGGTTCCCTGTAAGCAGAGGCTAGCGGGTATACTTCCCGATATTACCTCCCCTTACTGAAGGAAACGGGTGAGAATAACCTCCCCGATTCTAACTATCTCTACAAGGAGGATCCGATGGAATTGATTTACCTGATCTATCTCTGGCAACTCTCGTGGATGTTGATGGTTGTTCTAGTCGGGGGATTCGCAGTTCTGACTGTATCCGATGTGATTAAGGAACTAGTGTTCAAGAAGAAGTGAGGACGAAATACCCGATAGCAAGGGTATCTGCAACTAAGTGGTTGCACTGATGAGTCTAACTTTAAGGAGTGTTACATGAAGCAAGTAGATGCAGTCGTAGCGATCGTGAGTGGGATCGAGGGATTTACTCCCGGAGTTAAGTTGACCAAGGAGCAGAAAGAAGAGTGCTTGACTCTGATCACACAAGGCTTGGTTGATGGTGAGATTGATATGAGCGCGGGTGCTCGGGCTAAGCACGACACTCCCGAGAAGATGAGGAGTTACTCGGTGGGACTGCTGGACAACTGGGTACGTAAGTCGCCCGAGTTGAATGGCGGAGTGAAGTACGTAGCTAAGAACCCAGGCTCACGAAGTGGGAGCAATGAGTACAAGCAAGCGATCGCGCTTAAGAAGTACTTGGCTGAGCAAGGCAAGGAGATTCCTACTGGGCTCCTGATGTTCATCGCAGCCAACGCTCCGGTGAAGACCGAGAAGACCGTGGATATCTCAGCGCTTCCCGAGCACCTCCAGAAGTTGGTTGGCTAAGTGAGTTGGGTGCGGGCGTGGTGCCCGTACCCACTGACACTGCTACGCCCAGGGATATAGTTTCCGAAACTATATATTATTAATAAATAAATGAGTTGAAAAACTTAAATATTTATTAGTGTGTTTTCCGATTCTATTAATGTGTGAACAACATGAGGAGAAGTCATGAGTAAGATCACAGTCAGAGAGTTAGAAGAAGCGATCGCCGATGGTAGACTAACTGCAGGTGAGTTCCTGTCACACGGAGGCGTGAGCACCGGTGTTCACTCCATATACGACTTCGAGGTGTGGGACACTGACGAAGGTTTGAGGTTCATATGCACTGAAGACCCCGATGAGATACTAACTTACGACGATGTCAAGCGGTTCTTCGAGGAGGATAAGGAAGACGACACTCTTGATCAGCAGCTGAGTGCAGTAGGTCTCGCATAAGACGAAACTATCTTCCGAAACGAAGATAGTCTGTGACTAAGAGTCACACTGATGAGTCTAACTTTAAGGAGTCACTATGAGTAAGTTCACAGTCGATCAACTTGTTGCAGAGTTAGAAGCGGGGAAGATGTTCGATGGCTCAATCACTGAACCTGATGGTTACGTAGAGACAGGAGTTCACTGCATATATGAGTTCTCAGTGTGGAAGACAGTCGAAGGACTAGCGTTCGTATGTCACGACGACCCCGATGAACTATGTGATTATGAGGATGTAGTGAGAGTCTTTGGGTCTAAGAATGATGATTCACTGATGAAGCAACTGAGTGAACAAGGTCTTATATAAGACGACTAAGAGATCTTGGTCTTAACCTTACCAGCCAGGATCTTCTTGGCCTCGGCTGCTCCAGAACCAGTAGCTGCTTTATCTGAGTCACTTTCATGAGTCTTTTCGCCGAGGCCCGAAGTCATGACATGAGTAGCCGCAGCAAACGCAGCGTGATGGTCCAACCCATGCTTGTTCTTGAAGTGATTAACTAACTCGCCGTGTAGTGGGTGATCTTCTACGGTTTTCGGCGGCTCGGTGCGTCGGCGAACTTCGCCTCTGTCGGCTACATCTTTGTGTGCAGCCGATACTGCGCTCGCTTCTGCTTCTAGGCGTTTCTGCTCCGCTGCTCTAGCCGCGTTTGCTGCAATACCCTCTTTAGAGGGGACATACTGGTCTCCTCCGTCAAAGGAGTTACCACCACCGAAGTTGCCGTGCTTACTAGTGTCCTTGGCCTTAACTAGTGTCCACTGCCCGTTGCTATGCTTGATTAGCTTTTCCATGTGTTCTCCTTAACCTAAGGGTATTATACCACTATCTGACACTGCTACGCCCAGGGGAATTTAATTCCCGTAACTATATATTATTAATAAGAGAATAACAAAGTTCTCTTACACATTGGAGTTTATTATGTATCAAGTTCAGGTTTGGCACGGCTCAACTGATGCACGGTCTTTCATGACTATACACTCATTCTCTGCTTTACAAGAGGCTATGAGATACTTCTCCGATGGCAGAAGGAGAAGAGCGATGATAGTCAATACAGCGAGTAGAGTGGTGATTGTAAGAAAGGGTGAGTGGTTCTGATAGTCGTATCCGAATCTATATCTATATGTAACTAGGAGGTTATTATGAGTCAACCAACGAGCGTCCGACTACATGCTAACTTGGAGCTACTACGGATACTAGAGACCTACTTGAGGACCTATCCCGATATGAGGTTCAGTCAGGCGCTGATAAACCTGGATATGGTGCAGTTAGATAAGGATGATTTCTATACCGAACCCACAGAGCTACTGAAGCGAGTGTATCAAGCCTTAGAAGAAAGAGGTGGACAATGAACGAACTTACGCTTAGACAGTTAATGCAGTTCGCTTGGGACGAATTCAAGCTGGAATACTACCCAGATGTACCTGATGAGGCACTAGATCAACCTGTTTCCGACGAAGTAGTAGAAGAGCTTAACTTTATACTAGACAACTTACCGGGGTGAACGATGGATTTCGAAGTAGAGCTACACGAACAGATAGCAGAAAAGTTCTCCGAGTTACTGATGGCTGAGCTTGGTCTAGCCACTATGGTTGATATATGCGAAGCTAACAAGCACAACCATAAGCATGAGTGCGCTTCGCATGACTACGTAGACGCTAATATGTTCATGAACGATGCCTTTAAGTTGGTGACTGGCAGGGAGATGAGCATGGATAGCTACGAGGATATCAAGCTGTGGTCCGACGCTTGGGATCACGCTAAGGTCGAGGACTTCTACATCGACTGGGGTGACTTGTACTACAAGCAGAACTTGCCGGGGTAAGGGCAAAGTATAACATACTAGATTTTAGAATACCATTCTAGCTATTAGAATGGCAGTTTAAGTGGGCTTTAAGGTTTATAAGGGGCATTATAATGGGCATCGAACTAGTGGTCTTGTACTGTGTGTACGCTATCGTGGGCGGAGTTGTAGTCAACACCTCCATCAACGTAGTAGGTGAGATCTCGGTGGCTAACTCCAAGGAAAGCAGCGAGAAGTACGTGGCTTGTCAGGCCAACGAGAGCAACGACGCTAGCTCCTGCAAGGGTCTGGAGTGATACCGAGGGTGTCTGCGTGAAGCCCGACACTGCTACGCCCAGCACCCGAACCCACACCTCGGCCCCACGATCCGATGCAGCCCCAGTTTCCCGATACCATATATAACTATCAACCAACCAAGGTTGATTAACCAAGGAGTGCTTCATATGAGAGGTTCGCTTCGCACTACGGTGAACATCATCCTCGCTCAGATGATCGCAGCGGGAAACGATGACGTAGACTACTCTTGTGACTCGTGGACTGACGACGAAGTCTATGACTTCTACTGCAACTACGCCGATCACTACTGTCGGTAACTTAAGACGAAATACCCGATAGCAAGGGTATCTGCCAGTAGGTTCTGGCACTGATGAGTCTAATTAAGGAGTGTTACATATGAAGTCACAATCAAAGGCAGTCGTAGAGATCGTACAGTCAATCGTTGGAGTAACTGCGGAAGCAGTCACCCTAACTAGTGAGCAACGCAAGGAAGCAATCGGTATGCTCGTAGCGGGACTCATGAACGGAGAGATCAGCTTGAGCAAGGAGTACAGCGAAGCTAAGGCGCGAAGCTACGCTTCAGGTCTGCTCAGCAACTGGCTCCGTAAGTCACCTGCCCTCAACGGTGGGGTCAAGCACGAAGTCAAGAACCCTGGTAGCCGATCTGGTAGCCCAGAGTTCAAGCAAGCTCTAGCTCTCAAAGCGGCTCTGATCGCTAAGGGATCTGAAGTTACAGCTGAGCTCGAAGCGTTCATTGAAGCTAACCGCCCACAGCCTAAGTCTGCTGCCAAGACTGTGGACCTCTCCGCACTACCCGAGCACTTGAGATCCCTGGTGGGATAAGTCCGTAACCGAGGACGAAACCTAGGACTCGCTCGAGATCCTAGGTCCATGGCTGATAGCCATGCTGATGAGTCCGGTTTCCGATACCATCCCCTATATAAGGAGGAACGACTATGTTTAAGTCAAGCGGGTTGAGATTAGCATACTGCGACTATATCACTCATGTGATCACTGCGGCCATACCTAAGGCGACTGAGATAAAGCTCAGGAACGTAGAGATAAAGATGGACTTAAACGAAGACGGTAGCTTTAGGTCACCTAAGCGCACCATCATAGTGAAGGACCAGTACGACAAGTCCTACACCATAACCGTGGAAGAGACAGAGTGATGGATCCAGGCACAGCGGCTATATTCTTGTTGATAATGACTCTCATCTTCATTAACTTGTCCATTAAGTAAGGAGACTATGTTATGCAACCTATTAGGTACTTCGTGATGTACGACCACTCTACTTTCGACACTATCGTGAAGGTGGATTCCGAAGTCCACAACCTAGTGACGTGGGTAGTTTCCTCTCACTCTGACATGGACGAAGCTATGGCTAAGGCTCACGCTATACGCTCTGGCAACTTAGACCTCTTCACAGTCCCAGGACCATGGCACTCCATAGCTCACCTATACGATGAGCCACTAGACGAAGAGTATATAGTCTGATTGGGCTACGGGCTTATCATAGCCACCCCCAAACAACTTGAATTCGCACCCTACTTATCCTACTCTCCCAACTACAACTCAAGACCACAAAATAAAAGTGTATATAAACCCCCAGCCCTAAGCGCACCAACTCGCGCCACCAAAACACCCGTAACTCACTGATATCATTATCCCACCCCGTAGCCCAACAACCCCACCAAACCACCTGACACTGCTACGCCCCACACCCGAAGCCCTAAAACGAGCAAAACTCCCTAGGACTTCTCTCACTCCTATCATCCCGAAACTAAAATCTCTAGCAATATCAACAAAGCCACCCACCTATCTCATTTTACCCCTAGGGGAAAGCACCATTCCCAACCCAACTACCAAAAAGCCTAATGATTTCCTCGACACCCGATTTACCCCTAGGACAACACGCAAACCACCCGGGAGGTATCTGTAGGGATAGGGTAGGAGGGAGCAGGATACCCGACCTGTAAACCTATAGGTGGGCAAAACCGTGGTGATTTGTAACCCTATAGGTTACCGCGGCGTGGCCACAAGTGAGAGATGTTGTTGCGAGAGTAGGGATAGTTGTGGGCGGAAACAACCTGCCTATAGGCTCGCCCTAGGCTAGTTAAATCACTATAGTTTTTATGTCTTTCCTATAGTAATGGTGAGGATCATTATCACTATAACTCTACCAGTCCACTCCCTATCCCTTTCGTGCTACTAACTGGTATAGGTGGTTGGTTGGGAATGGTATGGGGTTAAGGTGATACGTACGTGTTAGTTACGGTAGGTTTTGGCACTTAAGTGTATCTAATAGTAGTAGTTACGTAGGGGATTAGGGTATTTGAGGGTATAGGGATTAGTAGGTAGTTATAACTGGGTATAGGTGGGTATAGGTTGTTATAAGAGGTTATTTTAGGGGTTTATAAGTTAGTTACGGCGGTTACTATATCTTCCACCCAGGGTTTGGGGAAGGTAAGGTATGGGATTCCGAATTGATAATGGATAGTTGTAGGGTAATTGTGGGGAGGGGTTTATGAAGGTGCTAGTGGTTGGATTGATTGTATTGAGCGGATGTACTTTTAGGGTATCTGAGCCTAACGTTGATGGAGGTGTTGACGGTGAGTATGGCTTTAGCGAAGCTAAGGCGGTTGGTTTTGGTGTGTACAGACTAGAGAATAGCGAAGTGATTTGCTATAGATATAACGGCCTGAATAAAGCTGGTTTGAGCTGTAAGTTTAAGTAGGGGTGGGAAGTGGGCATCAGACCCTTGAGTTATATTCCGAAGGTATATGAATCACGATATGGGGAGGGGTTATGCGGCGCTTACTGGCAAGGGTGGTCGTACTGGTGTTGGCTATAGCTGCAGTATGCGGTTTGATGTCTATCCCCGGCTTCAGAGAGATAGTCGGGATGACCGCTTTGTGGCTATGGTACTTGACTGTTGTTTTGTACTCTGTGGTGCTTTGGGTGTTCTTGGTGGTGCTAGGCTTCATACTGAGCCTGCTTTAAGGGGATAGGGACTATGGAGATACTAATTGGGGTTTGGGCTGCCATCCTGATAGGGATCTTCGTTCTGTATGTAGTTGGAGTGTGAGGCATGGGACGAAGCCTGCCAGTCTTTGATGAGGACTTCGGTTCTCAAGGTAATGTTAGACTGTTGTTCGGTGCCCATTTTGCAGGTACAAGAGACAGGGATACTAAGGGAGACCCCTTCGGAGTGGTGAGATTGAAGTTTGGGA